TGTGATCCTCGCATTCGTGTCGGACATGAAAAACAAAGAGTTATATAGTATCTTTGAGGGTGATAAACTTCTTTATGAAGATCTCACCCAAGATGAGTATTTTAGTGCTATGGAGGATCTTGCATATGAATTTTATGACAATGGTTCTCACAATCCAAACGACTTAAGAACTGAAATTAAAAGTATTTAATTATGGCAAAATCAAGAACAGGATCATGGGGTAATGTTGAATTAGAATCACAACCCAAGAAAACTCGCCAAGGTAATGGTAAGCATACGAAATATACTTCGACATCTCGAAACAAAGCTAAGAAAAGAACCAGAGGACAAGGCAAGTAAATGAGTACACTATTAACAAACCTTCCTTCGACTAAGGTTTACGTAAGAAAAGAATACTTACGTGATTTAAATGATGGATTTGGTGAGTTTGTAGAGGGCGTTTGGGTATCAGCAAAATCGATACCTGGACGTGCTTTTTATTTTGAAACATATTTACCTGAATATGGAGCACTTTTCGATAAACTACCCATATCAGCATTCGTATCGTCACCAGAAACACCAGATCCAGACCTAGATTTACCAAATTTACAGTTTTGGAACTGTATGGACTATGGTATAACGAATATATGTAAGCAATTTGTTGGTTCAATGGAGTGGGAAGTGCGTACAAGGCACTTTGGATCACTCAAAGGTGAATATCTATGCACTTTAGACAACTATCATTCTGATCCTGACGTGATTGATTACTCTACAAGTGAGGTTCCACAAGAACATAAGTCATTTAACCTCATTGAACTTGAAAATGGGCAGTTTGCACTGTATCCAAATAACCGTTGTAGAGTATATGACATCTCACTTACGCCAAATGAGGCAAAAATACCCGATTTTAAGGTGTCTACGGAGTTTTATCAGGTAGAAAACGGTGTAAAATGGGGTAGATTAGGTGATTGTGAGGATTATTTCTGGACAACACCCGAAGAAAGAAAGAAATCGGAATAATAGGTATAAATAAAGGGAGATAATACTAAATATACCATTTAGATGGCAGTCCCACGCACATCACAATCATTTAAAGACATAAGTTTATCTTTCAAACCACATCCAGTGACGAAAGATCTTCCAATTTTGAAGAACGAACGTGCTATTGTGCGATCTGTAAGGAATTTAGTAGAAACTATTCCTACAGAAAGGTTTTTTAATTCCAATCTTGGTACTGATATACGTGCAAGTCTCTTTGAGAACTTCTATCCAACCCTAACTAAGGTGATAGAGGATCAAATCAATGAGACTATTGACGTATTTGAACCCAGAGTCGAAAATTTAAGAGCACAAGTAGACCCATACATCGATTCAAACGCTTTTAATGTTACGATTGTCTTTGATATTAGGGGTTTACCTGTACCGACACAACAATTTACCTTTATTTTAGAACCTACGAGATAGTAATATGCCTTTTACTCAGTTTACAAGTTTAGATTTTAACGAAATTAAGGCTCAAATACGGTCTTATCTTCGTGCAAACAGCAATTTTAGCGATTTTGACTTTGAAGGATCTAATTTTTCAGTTTTAATTGATACTTTAGCATATAATACCTATATTAACTCGTTTAATGCAAACTTAGTTGCAAATGAATCTTTCTTAGACTCAGCAAATATTAGAGAAAATGTTGTTTCTCTTGCAAGAAACATTGGTTATGTACCCCGTTCAAAAGCATCTGCAGAGGCATCAATTTACTTTGATGTACAAACTGATTCAAATGAACCAATACTGTACTTAAAACCAGGTTTAGTGTGCGTAGGAGCTGCAAATAACACTACATATAGGTTCTCGGTATCTCAACCACTACACGCTGCTATTAAAAATGGTGTTGCATCATTCGGAACTGCTGAATCTCCTGTTAGTGTTTTTCAAGGAACAGTATTAGAAGTACAGTTTTTAGCAAATAATAGTATAGATCAGAGATTTTTACTACAAAATCCTGGCATCGATGCTTCTAGTATTAAAGTATTTGTTTCTGGTACTGCTGAAGATGGTATAGGTAGAGAATATGCCATGATTGATAATATTCTGAATATTGACAAGAATTCAGAAGTATTCTTTATACAAGAAGTTCAAGATGAAAAATATGAAATATTATTTGGTGACGGTTACTTTGGTAGAAAATTAGAAAATAATTCAATTATAACAGTAAGATATATTGTGACTGATGGTGCAGAAAGTAATGGTGCATCACAATTTAGTTTCCAAGGAGTATTTACAGATAAAGATCCGAACACTGCTGTAAATCCAGCAACTGTAATTCCGACTGCTGGTATTAGTATAAACACCGTTAATGGTGCGACTAACGGTGCTGATATGGAGAATGTCAACTCCATTAAGTATTTTGCACCTAGATTGTATTCTGCACAGTACAGGGCGGTTACACCAAGGGATTATGAGGCGATTATACAGACAATTTATCCTAGAACTGAGTCTGTTGCTGTTATTGGTGGTGAAGAATTAGATCCACCTCAATTTGGAAAGGTTCAGATCAGTATCAAACCTAAAAATGGAACTTATGTTTCTGATTTTGATAAGCAACAAATCAAAAATAAGTTAAAAAGTTATGCAATCGCAGGAATTAATTCTGAGATCATAGATCTTAAGATATTGTATGTTGAAATTGATTCCACAATTTATTTTAACACAACTCAAGTTTCAAATTCAAACAACTTACAGACAAAAGTTTTAGGTGCTCTAAGAGATTATTCTAATACTGTAGATATTAATAAATTTGGTGGCAGATTTAAGTACAGTAAAATATTACAACTAATTGATAGAGTTGATAGTGCAATTACTTCTAATATTACAAAATTGAAGATTAGAAGGGATATGAAGGTGTTGAAAAACCAATTTGCTCAATATGAATTATGTTTTGGTAATAGATTTCATATAAATCCATCAGGATTTAATATAAAGAGTACTGGATTTACTTTGAGTGGATCAAGTGACCTTGTATTCATAACAGATGTTCCCAATAAAAGGGTTGATGGTAGTTTAGATGGTAGTGGAAAGGGTGTTTTGAGTGTTATCGCACGAAATCAAAAAGAAGAATTGAAGGTTGTTGCGAAATCAGCAGGAACTGTTGATTACATCAAGGGTGAAATAATATTAAATACCTTGAATATTACTTCAACTGTATCAGACAACGATCTTATAGAGATACAGGCATTCCCAGAATCGAATGACGTAGTTGGACTTAAGGATTTATACCTCAGTTTTGACGTTTCTAATAGTAAGATAAATATGATTAAGGATGTAATTGCTTCTGGTGAAGATGTATCAGGAGTCGTATTTACAAGAGATTACTACACATCAAGTTACGCAAACGGAGACCTAGAGAGAAAATAAATGAGCATAGGTATCGATAAAAGAGTTCAGGTTAATAGAATAGTTGAAAATCAGCTGCCTGAATTTGTAAGGTCAGATTTTCCTCTTGCTGTTGATTTTTTAAAGCAGTATTATCTTTCGCAAGAATTTCAAGGTGGTACAACTGATTTAATTGATAATTTAGATCAGTATTTAAAGGTTGATAATCTAGTTCCTGAAGTTGTTCATGGAACTACTACGTTATCTTCTGATGTTTCTACATCTGATACAACTATTACTGTTGCATCAACTAAAGGTTTTCCTGATACCTATGGACTTTTAAAAATTGGTAGTGAAATTATAACATATACCGCCAAAACAACTACTACTTTTACGGGTTGTCTTCGTGGTTTTAGTGGAATAAGTGGGTTTGAAGTTGGAATATCAACATCTTTAGATAATGTTAATAGAGAAGGTTTAATATTTGAGAATACAAAGGCAGAATCTCATACTAACGGTGCAACTGTCACCAATTTAAGTGTATTATTCATACAAGAATTTTACAAAAAATTAAAGAAAACATTTTTACCAGGTTTAGAAGATAACGACTTCGCAAAAGATATTGATGTTGGTAATTTCATAAAACATGCTAGAAGTTTTTATCAGTCAAAAGGTATTGAAGAATCCATTAGAATCTTATTAAAGGTTCTATTTGGAGAAGAATCTATAATATTAGATTTAGAAGAACGTTTACTCAAACCTTCTAGTGCAGAATTTATAAGAAGAGAAGTTATAATTGCCGATAAGATTGTTGGAGATCCTCAAAATTTAGTTGGACAAACAATTTTTAAATCAAATGATTTAGGAACAAGTGCTTCAGTATCTGAAGTTGAGATATTAACTAGGAATGAAAAGATCTATTATAAGATTTCTTTATTTGTTGGATACTCTGATAGAGATTTAATTGAGGGAATATTTACTATTCCAGGTAGAACAAAGGTAATGGAACCAGTTTCAATTGGTTCTTCCATTGTTTCTGTAGATTCTACTGTTGGATTTGCTCAAACTGGTTATGTTTTATGTGGTATTAATTCAATTACATATGCATCAAAGTCAGTTAATCAGTTCTTTGGTTGTACTAACATAACAGAAAACATTGGCATTGGTTCTGATCTTAGAGCAGATGAAACAATTTTCGGATATGAAGATGGTGATTTAACAAAGAGAGTTGATCTAAGAGTAACTGGTGTCTTATCTGAGTTTAAAACAATATCAGATATCTCTTCTGTTTCTGAAGGTGAAAGAATTTTTGTTAAGAATGTTGGTGAGACTGTACTTAATCCAAGTAGCGACAAAACTTATAAAGAAGTATTTGCAAATTCTTGGATATACAACACTAGTACTAGATATCAGATTACTGAAATTAACGGTTCTACTTTAGTATTA